TTGTGTCTACTGTTAGGTCACCACTAAACGTACCTGTAGTTGTGTCAACAGCAGTTGCAATTATATCGGCAGGTTTTTTTCCTACGTATGTCATACGCTACCCCTTATGTAATATCAAGATGACTTAGAACAACGTCAGCAGAAGATGCTTGACTAGATGTAACTTTAACTGCATCACCCGGTTCTAGTACAACCTTTTGGTCTCCACCTACAACTACCAATGAACCACCTGCAGGTATAGGTGCAGCTTTAACTAAGTACACACTGTCTTCTGCACCACTAGTACGACCTGAAGCATCAAGCTGTACATCTACAGTGATTTGACTTGTGACTATGTTGGAGATACTAAGACCGATAATGGTAGTTTCAGTTGAAGCACCACATGTTAATATGGTGGCAGGGGATGTTCCAACTGCTGTATCTGTTTCTGATAAAAATGAGTTTGCCATTTCTTTTTCCTTTTGTTTAACCTAAAGCGATTGCAAAAGCCAACGCTGATGGGTCTGTCTCCGTTACAGTAATGTTGGTTAATTGAGAACCGTCTACTGCGGGTAATCTAGATGAACCATCTAACTGTACAACATTGTTAGCAGATGTACCTACATCTAATGTAGCTACTGTTCCAAGACCAAGTGTTGTACGTTGTGCAGAAGCATCTGCATCATCTAATAATGCTTTACCTGCTGTTGTTAAATCGTATGTTGCTGCAGTACCTGACCCTGTAAACTGAATACCTTTATCTGCGGCTGAAGTTAATCCTGCAATAGCAGTTAGCTCTGCATCACTTGCTTGTTTTGCATCAAGCTGTGTTTGTATCGCTGATGTTACACCATTAAGATAACCAAACTCTGTGTTAGATATCGTGCCATCGTGTATCTTTGTAGCATCTATTGCTGCACTAGCGTTGATGTCATCATTAACAATAACACCTGAACCGATTGCAGCTACACCTGTATCAGCTATTGTGATATCACCTGAGACTACATTGTCTATCCATTTAGATGTACCTGTGTCATAGAACAGTAAAGCAGCATCAGCAGGTGATGTAATGTTAGTGTCTGTTAGTTCAGCTAGTGTATCTGAGTTAGCAACTGTAGTGTCTACGTAATCTTTAACAGCTGCTGAAGTAGGTAAGGATGTATCATTGTCACTAGACCCAATACCTTCTGATTCAGTTACAATGGCTGTACCTTTGAAGTTATCTACCTCAATGTTAGATACTGTGTTATTATTAACGTCAATAGTCTTGTTAGTTAATGTGTCAGTAGTAGCTCTACCTACAAGTGTGTCAGAAGATGTAGGTAATGTAAGTGTACCTGAATTAGTAATACTACTTATAGTAGGTGTTGTAAGTGTTTTGTTTGTAAGTGTCTGTGTACCTGTAAGAGTAGTAACTGTATTGTCAATAGCTACAGTAAGAGTATTGCCTGACCCTGAAGTATCAATACCTGTTCCACCTGCAATGTCCAAAGTTTCACTGTCTAAGTCAATGCTTAATGCACCTCCACTGTCACCTTGAAAGTCTAAGTCCTGTGCAGTAACCTGTGAGTCTACATATGCTTTTACAGACTGCTGTGTGGGTACAAGAGTAGCACTGTCAGATGCCATGTTATCTTCATCAACAAATGCTGTAATAGTTATAGAGCCATCAGACAAGCTACCATATGTTAATGTACCTGATACATCTGCATCACCATTTATGTCAATTGTCGGTGCAACTATTTGGACTTCTGTGTCGGCAACAATGTCAAGTTGTCCATCGGCACTTGAATTGATGTATATAGCTGTGTCTCTGAATTGTAACTTCTCTGTAGAAGCAACAAGTATGTCATCACTGAACTCAAAATAATCCTCATCTTCCATCCATTTAAGGACACCATCATTTGACTCACCATCAAATGTAACTGTAATATCTGTACCTGCTGTGCCATCTCCTAGTGTAAGAGATGTGCCAAGCATCTTAGTGATAGGACCACCTTCAGCAGTCGTACCATCATGGGTATGTCCTGTACTTGCAGCGAAGGCAGCTAATAACTGATTGAACTCATCATTAGTATGAGCTGCGGTTATTACGTCTCCATCAGCATAAGAAGATTGTCTTGTATAAGTTTCTCCCATTTATCTTCTTGCTCCTAGTTGATATTCTAATTGAAATCCTTTAAGTGAGTAAGGTGCAGTCGTACCCCCATCTTGTATCTTTAAGGCTACAGCAAAACCTGAACCTTCAACTGCCTGTCTTACAAGAGGTTGTGTTGTACCTCCATATGTTGCTGTATTATATAATGATGTACCATATATAGCTATCACGTTATTTGAATCTAAAGGGTATGCCGCAGGTCTAGCTGAATTAGAATCTTCATAATCATATCTTAAGAATAAATCAGCGTCTATAGAAGACTCAGGTGCGTAATTCAATATAACTCTTTGCATATACTTTCGTATTCCCGGATCATTCATAGATATGTCTGGACTACGGTATCTTCCGTTTATAGCGACTCCGTTAAAATCACCACCAGACTCTTGTCTGTACACATACCCATCTCCTGATCCATGTAAAGGAATAACATCTCCCGTATCTACAAATGTATCAGTACATGTAGGTCTGATACCCCTTAACTCTCCAAACTCAAATTGTTGTCCTTTAAGAACACACATAACACCTTTTGTTGCTGTTTCTACTACGCCTGTCTTCGTAAAGAATATTCGGTATTGAGTTTTGTCGGGTATTACAATTGATGTAAATTTAGTTGAAGATGATATGTTATCAAGGAACAATGGTTGTACATTTGAACTAATTGTACCCAACTCCACGTCACCGATTCTTGCAGTACCTGCTATAGTACGTAATCCATCAGGACCTAAGAAAATAAGATCACCTGCAAATTCTTGAATTGTTTGTCCATTTGGACACCCAATGTTTCGAGTTATGTCTTGTATTGCAAAGTCAGTAACGGATGCACCTGCTAATTTAAATATTCGGTTTTCACAAAATATAATTAAATTATCACGGAAAACCTTAAGACCTGTTATTGTATCATCAACTGCAATGCTACCTGCACCCGAACCACTAGAAAAGTTATCTTCATCAAACGGTTTACTAAAAACCATTTCTTGAGGTGTACTAGACATGCCTGCATAGAACATGTGATCTCTAAACGAAGCTACAAATTTAGCTCCTGCGACTGACGACGCACTCACATCTGTTGCTGTAAATGATGTGTTAAATACGGTAGGTGCATTTGTTCCATCTGCAACAATTATCTTATCATTATTATCAAAGTTAAATCTCTCGAAAGTATATATACCTGCATTAGTTCGACCAGTATCTCGCTCTGTCCAACTTGATCCACCGGGAGTTGCACTAAATATCTTCTCACCACGTGCAGCCATGACACTTGATCCGAACGTTGCAACCATGAGTACTTCTTCGGTTGATGCACTTGTTTGAGGTACTATGGCATCAACGTACTTGGTAAATCCATTTATCCGTCTATAGCCACCTTCAATGTCAGGCTCGAAGTTAATCAACTCAAGTGCTTGTCCGGGTTTCATAGTCAGTGTGGATTGATTAAGAACTAATCCACCTTCACATGAAAAAGGAAATGCACCTGTTTGACTTAACTCTGGCATACTATATAGCTCTCATATAGATTTGTTTATTAATTAGCTCAACACGCATACGTTTGATGTATTTATCAAACTGTACCTGTGCTAGTTGTGCGTTTTGTGTTTCACCTCTGAGTGTAAAAGCGTAGTACTTTGCTCGCTCTATAATTACATTTTCAAAACGTAGAGGTATAATTGATGTATCTGTGCTTGCACTCAACGGCGTGTGAGTAGTATAGTAAAAGTATTTTACAGTATATGTTGACGCATCAGGTACAGGGGATAATCCAATCTTATCTTCAGGGTTCGTATATACATACACAGGCGTATCTTCTGAATTGCCTGTAGGATCTGTATCTCTTTCGTGATAACTATCAAGGTACTCACTGTAAGATAAATACCTTAATTTTTTCTCTGACTTATCTGCAGCTTCAAGAAACAAAAAACTGTCATAATCTATCGTTTTAGCCGCTGACTCTTTTGTGTAGAGTCGTGTGCCATCAGTTGTTGTAAAACTAGCTTGTAAAACTGTAAAGGGCCACTCTGTATCTGAGTTGATTATGTCATCAATTGCACGATTAACGTAGTCTTTTACAGCAGTTTGAATACCTCTAGATGAAGCAAAGTTAGATGCTGTTAATTCTACTTCATTTAGATCTCTTAGTACGTTGTTGATTAATACTAGATAACTGCTCGCCATGTTTAAGTTTCTCTTGGACTTTTGTAGATTCTAAATAATGTCGTCTCTTTTGAGCTTTACGAGAAGGACTATTTAGTTTTTTGTTAATGTCTGCTACCTGCTGTGGAGTTAGTAGCCTATAAGGTTTAGTGTTGAAAGGTATTAGTAAACGCAGATTTTTTTTTTAACTTAACTACTCTGTACGTACCCACTCTATGAAGCTTTCTTATTCTTTTTTATTTCTTCTACAGAATTGATCATCATACTATTTAACATTTTTAACTTTTCAGTTGCATTTATAATATCGTGCAAGGCTTGGTCTACTGTATTTAACGATGAATTATTATTATTTAATATAGTTTGGGCGTTTTCAATCTGTAATCTGTACTGAAAAGCTAAAGCTTGTGCGGCTAATTTCTTCATAGATGTACTCCTTTTTAGGATTATACAGATAAGTTAGCCTTGTGTCAATCTCTTTGTATCTTCGTACGCCTTTTTAATTTCTTCTATAGTTCTTTTGCAACCTATGCACACATTATCTTTCAACGTACAAACACCTACGCACGGACTCAAAATCTTCCCATCCACTTGCCTGCAAACCACGCCATCAATCCTGCAAAGAATAATACAACTATAAAGGCTATTCCGTAGCCTACGTATTCCATCAACTCTTCTCTACGCTTCTCTTCCATCTTTTCTTGGTAGCGTCTGGATTTACGAGCTTCGGCTTGAAAGGCTTGCCAATCTTGCCACAATCCGGGTCGACCTAAGTAGATCATTATTTTCTTGAGTTCTTCTTCTTTTTCTTTTATCTGCTCAAGAGCCATGAACTCTTCTAAGTCTGTACCTCCTACACCTTTAGCCTTTTTCTTTTTAAGGTTCTTTTCTATTGCTTCCTTTGAAAATACAAAATCGCTTATATGTTTCGCACATCCACTCAGTTCTTTACCGTTGGACACAAATTGCTTAATAACCGAAAAGGCGGCATTTGCTGCGGCTAATTCTGCTAACATCTTACTTTTTCCTTGTCGGTTTACAATACGCTGTTATTTGTAAGTTAGGTCCTTCCCTTTGTGGTATAGATGCTTGATCATTTAATCTTACTGCAAAGTACAGACATCTATCTATGTTATCGAAGGTTTGTGTTTGGTCTATTATCTTTAATCCCATCATAACCACTAGTACGAACTCAATCACACTGGTACTCCTTGTACCTCCTCATCATTATCTTCTTTGTGGCATTCACAATTGCACTCTTCGCAGTCACACTCGTAACATTCACACGTTGCACATTTCTTCTTTTCTTCGGTCATATCCACTCTCCATTCTTCATAGCCAAAGATAATTTCATAGCTCTGTTACCTACTTGATTTGCCCATCTTGAGTCAATCATTTCTTCACAAGCTAAAGGATAGTTCACTTTTTCTATCGCCATCCACATGTTTTTAAATTTCATAAGACGAGGAACACCCATATTAAATGCCATATCAACAAGCACCATTTGTCGTACATCGTT